AAATACAGTTTTATGTATTTACTGGTTGGAACACTTATGTTATATACGCTAAACACTAGATTTAATGTGTTATTTAGCGTTTGCTTAACATAAGCAAGCCCTTTTTTAGCCAATAAATTATTCCAAAATCTAGCATTAGTACAATCGCTATAGCTCGACATAATTAATCCATTATTAGAATTAATAGGAATTACAAATTGGACTTTACTATTTGTAATTGTTTTTTTAATATTTTTAAACCACGATTCTCCGTTTTCAGTTTTATAAACTTCAAAAATGCGCACCAAATTAATGGGATTTATTGAGTCTAAATCTCTCAACAGCGGTTTAAAAATTGTTAAACTTTCTAAACTCTGTTTAGGTATAGCACATATTAATTGGTCACAATAGTATGTTGTTTTAGTTGAATTTTTATAATTGGAAACACTTAAAGTGAATAAATTGGTAGTATTATTATTATAAGTTACATTTTCAACGCGTGAGAGATTAAGAATCGTTATATTGTTGCGCTTATAACCCTGTGTTTGTTTTATAGCCAGCAATAAATGGTCTATAATTTGTCCTAATCCCCCGTTTAATGTAAAAAAAGTAGATTCTTTATTATAGTCATATTTAAAATAGCCAATTGCATCATAAGCATTTAATTCATTTAAATCTGAAGAATATTCAAAAACAGAAGCCACTTTTTGAGAGAATGAAGCAGACATATATTTTGTAAGTAATTCATATAAGTAAAACTTTTGCAATGCCGACTTGCCTAATTTGGAAACCAGCGGACTAAGGAAAAAGTTGTATAATTTAGCCATAATAGAGTCTTTGTAGTGCGTTTTTTCTTGCGCTTTGTTATTTTCTGTTACTTCTATATATGTTTTAGTATTTGGTATAGGGACAATTTTAGATTTTAGACCAAGTTCATTAATTAAAATATTTATAAGTTTATGATGATGACCCAAGCGGCCTGCTCCTAAATCCATTACATATTCTTCGCCATCTATAGTTTCTTTATAAGAATATATTCGCCCACCATAACGCTCTCCAGATTCTAATAATAATATTTTTAGATTAGTAAACTGTTTAGACAATTTATATAAAGTATAAAGACCAGATATGCCTCCACCAATTATTACTAAATCATAATTTTTGGAATCATAATTTTTGGTATTATACTTTTTTTTAATTTTTTGCGTATTAGTCATTTAATTATAGTATATTATTATTAACTTATAGCAACAATATAATATAATATTTGTAACTCTCTCATTTTTTAATTAGCTAAGCTGCCTAATAGTATTCATATAACGGTCTACATTTGCTTGTGTTCGTCTTACTTCTTCATAAGCAGTTTCTTCAGCTTGAAGTAATCTAACATAAGTTGGTGAGTTTAAACCTATTAGTCTTCGAATCCTATTAGAGCGTTCATAGTCACTTGTCCTTAATCTAGCAGTACTATATGCTTGTGTTGCTAATCTACGCTCTTCTTGTGCGCGATTTCTAGCACTTACCGCCTGTTCATATGTCATAGTTGGATTAGCTAAATGTGCATAAGCATTATTGGGTATAACGTATCTACATAGTGCACAAGTAGCAATACCTGCCCGTAGACTACGCTGTACACATTCAGTATGAAATCTATGACCGCAATCCAAAGATGTAATAGGGTCATTTGATTGCACTTCAGAAAGACATATTGCGCATTCATTAGCTATTTCTAAATTTCTCTTATCTCTCATAAGAGCGTTTGTTTTTTTTCTTGTTTGTTTACCTCTAACGCGTTTTTGAATTTGCGTAGCGGCACTTCTTACTCTTGAAGATGACCTGCGTCTTGTAGGGGGCATATATATATATATAAAGTTTAAGTATAAAGTATAATTGGATATTTGTTCAACTTAATTATTGCTCTAATTTGCCGAACCATTCATGCCAAATAGCTAACTTTTAACTTTTTAATGTGTTATTCCCGCATCAGCTTCCTGCTGCATTAACAGAGTCATTAACCTTCTGTATGGCGCCGCACGTACCACCCCCTCCGCAGCCGCCCTTTCCTCAGCGACTATGTTTCTCGAGGGTTGTAATTCTTATATAAGTTGTTGTTCTTCCTCTTGGCAAATTCTTGTAGCTGCGCTTTTTTTCTAAAGGATGTTCTACGAACTAATGGAAACATAATTTTATAATAATTTGCTGAATTATGTTAAGTATTAGTAAAATTTCTCATTGCTTGTCTAAATTCCATAAATTCCGTAGTAGCAAATCTAAGTCTAGTATTTAAAATTCGTTCACGTTCTGGATCATTTATTCCTGAACTTTCAAAGTCAGCAAGTTCTTGTTGAGCTCCAGTTAACCGATGTTGCGCATTCCACATTCGTTGCAGATGTGACAAGTATGGGTTTGGATTACCATACATTGCTATTGCTCCTTGTATTTGTCTTAGAGGTCGTAATGATTGTATTGCTGCATTAGTCATAGGTGCTCTACACATAGGACATGTAGTATGAGCGTGATTTACCAAATTTCTTAGACATTTAGTATGAAAGGGATGAGAGCAACCTAATCTTGTAATATACCCATTATTTACCATAGAATCTAAACATAATGAACATTGATTGGTAATTTTAAAATTTGCTAAATTTCTATACATTTGCGCAATTGAGTGTGCGTGTTGTTTTCTAGTTTGTTGACCTAAAATTTTGGCGCGAGCTCTTGTTTGAATTTTTTTAGCTGCTGAACTTCTTCGTCGCGATGAACTTCGTCTTGGTGAAGGCATATTTATTATATTATAATAAAATATATTATATAATATATTTTATTATATAAAACTATTGAAATATTACATATATTCCGCAAACTCTATAGCTGCAATATGACTGCAAATTCTATGAGCGTTACGCGCATTGTCTCGCGCGCGTGTTAATAGTTCAGAAGTTATAAAAAACATATTAGTAACATCTTGTTCTAGTGTTTCATCATTTATATTTAAACTTCTATAGTTATTGTAATTATAAGAAGCTTCATTATAGAGTCTACGTACATAATATTCAGTTTGGTCTGCGCTATATTGATTACTTAATGAATCATTGAAAGTTATATTTGGAATTTCTGGAGGGTCGGGTACTTGTGGTCTTAGTACTTCAATTTCGCGTTCCCATAATTCTATTTCGCGCATACGTTCTAATATATATTGCCTTCGTAATATTGGGTCTAATATTAGTGGTTCGTATTCAGGTTCAGGTTCTTGTTCTAATTCTTCTTCTATAGAAATATAAGGTATATTAGTTATGCGTTGCTTACAATTAGGACATTTTCCTTGACTTCTAGATAACCAATTTACTATACAATCTTTATGGAATCTATGACCACAAGGTAATGCCGTAGCAACATTTTCAGTCAAAGGTTCTAAACATATTGAACAATTGTTGTCTGTTAACATATTAGTTCTTACTCTTTTTATTACTTTTCTAGTTTTGAAACCTCTATAATTTGTCTGAATTTTACGACTGGATTTTAGTTTATTTACTTGTTTTCTAGTTTGTTTACCCCTAAATCGCTTTTGAATTTTTTTAGCTGCCGAACTTCTTAAACGCGATGAGCTACGTCTTTGTAAAGCAGTTTCAAATTCCATAATATTATATATTATAATATAATATATAAGATTATGTAAAAGATTATGTAAAAGATTATGTAAAAATTTATAAAAATAGTAATACATTACCAAATTTCTGGAAATTCATCAGTTGTAAGCTCCTCTACAATACGCGTAGCATTATTCCTAAGCACTTGCGCACGATTATATAAATCATGCGTTATATAATACATATCAATAACATCTTGGTCAAGTGTTCCATGTGTTCGAACATCCCTATAATTTTGATAATTTTCAGAAGCTTCATAAAATAACGCTCGTAGATCATGAACAATTTGGCGTGCATTATATTGAAAATGTAACGCTTGATTTAAAGTTATATTTGGAGTCTCTAACAGATTGTATTGTTGTGCTAATCGTTGTTCTAACATTTCAATTTCTTGCATACGTTGTAATATATATTGTCTTCGTTGTGTTGGGTCTAATATTGAGTATGTTTGTGCTTGAGCTTGTGCTTGAGCTTGTGCTTGAGCTTGTGCTTGAGCTTGTGCTTGAGCTTGTGCTTGAGCTTGTGCTTGAGCTTGTGCTTGAGCTTGTGCTTGTATTTGTTGTATAGAAGGATAATTTATATTAGTTACATCTGCGCGACACTTTGGACATCTTCCACCAGTGCTAGTCAATGATTGTATTATACAGTCTGTGTGAAATCTATGTCCACAAGGTAATGCAATACGAACATCATTCGTCAACGGTTCTAAACATATTGGACAATCATTAACTGTTGTACTAGTATTTCTTTCTCTATTTATTACTTTTCTAGTTTGTTTTCCTCGAACTCTTGATTGAATTTTACGACTTGCTTTTAGTTTATTTACTTGTTTTCTAGTTTGTTTCCCCCTAAACCGTTTTTGAATTTTCTTAGCTGCCGAGCTTCTTAAACGCGATGAACTACGTGTTTGAGAAGGCATATATATATATATAATATAATATAATATAATATATTATATAATATAAAAATAGTATATAATATAAAAATAGTATATAATATAATAATTTAATATTTTTGTAGTATTAAAGAATTACTATAAAACATAACATTAGTAAGATTAAGCACCACGCGCTAGTTCACCAAGACGATCTGAAATTCGTAATGCATTAATCGCATCATAGCTTGCAACTTCTAATAAATTAGAAGTTCTATTAAAAAAAGCATCTATGTATTGTTCCGCTATTTCATCGTTAGTACTTGGTCTATCTTGTGTGTTAAAACTTTCATAGTTAGTATAAAGAGTATATGCTTCATTATAAAGACTTCTTAAAGTAGTCTCAGTATCATTTGCTGTTACTTCATTAACTACTGCCTGTTCATAAGGTATATTTGGAATTTCTGGCGCATCAGGCAGTAGTTGTCTTAGTCGTTCTATACTTTGTTCTATAACATCTAGTTCTTGATTGCGTACTATTAGGTGTTGTATTAGTTGTAGCGGTTCTAAATCTAATAGTTGTAATTGCCATTGTATTTGGAATAGTGGTACTATTTGTCGTTCATTAGAAGGATAATTTATATTAGTTACAACCGCCCTACACTTAGGACATCTTCCACCAGTGCTAGTCAATGAACGCTTTATACATTCTTCGTGAAATCTATGTCCACAAGGTAACGCAATACGAACATCTGTAGTCAAAGGTTCAAGACATATTGGACAATCATTAATTGTTAACACAGTATTTTTTTCTCTATTTATTACTTTTCTAGTTTGTTTTCCGCGAACTCTTGACTGAATTTTACGACTTGCTTTTGACCTTAGCCTTTTTCTACTTCTAAACCGTTTTTGAATTTTTTTAACTGCCGAACTTCTTAAACGTGATGAAGTACGTGTTTTTGAAGGCATACTAAATTTATATTATATACTATAAATAATATAATATAATATAAATAATATAATATATTAAAATATAAAGTTATAAAAATAGTAATACATTACCTAAGGTCTGCTGGTTCATCATCACCAAGCTCATCTACAAATTGCGTAGCATTATTCCTAACTACTTGTGCGCGATTTAATAAATCAGACGTTATATAATACATATTAGTAACATCTTGGTCAATTGGGTTACCATCTATTCTAACATTTCTATAATTCTGATAGTTTTCAGAAGCTTCATAAAATATTCTTCGTAGCTCATGTACAAGTTGGCGTGCGTTATGTTGAATATGTAATGCTTGATTTAAAGTTATATTTGGTATTTCTCTTGGATCGTCTAGTTGTGCCATGCGTTGTTCTAACATTTCAATTTCTCGCAAACGTTGTAATATATATTGTCTTCGTTGTCTTGGGTCTAATATTGCGTATGCTTGTGCTTGTGCTTGTGCTTGTGTTTGAGCTTGTGCTTGTGCTTGTGCTTGTTGTATAGAAGGATAAGGTATATTAGTTACATCTGTTCTACAATTAGGACATCTTCCACCAGTGCTAGTCAAACTCTGTATTATACAATCTCTATGAAATCTATGTCCACAAGGTAATGCAATACGAACATCTTCAGTCAATGGTTCAAAACATATTGAACAATCATTAATTGTTGTACTAGTATTTTTTTCTCTATTTATTACTTTTCTAGTTTGTTTTCCCCGAACTCTTGATTGAATTTTACGACTTGCTTTTGACCTTAGCCTTTTCCTACTTCTAAACCGTTTTTGAATTTTTTTAGCCGCAGAGCTTCTTAAACGCGATGACCTACGTGTTTGAGAAGGCATACTTATATTATATATAATATAATATAATATATTATAAAATATATAATATAAAAATAGTATAATATATAATAATTTAATATTTTTGTAGTATTAAAGAATTACTATAAAACACAACATTAGTAAGATTAACCAATAAGCGTTAGCGAACCAATATGGCGCTCAATTCGTGTAGCATTGCGTGCGTTTCGTCTTGCGCGTGTTAATAATTCTGCCATTCTATCAATAATACTAAAAATATGGTGATATAATATTTCATCATTTCTGGTTGGTCGTGTGCTAAAACTTACATAGTTATCGCGAATATAACATGCTTCATCATTGAGACTTATCAAAGTAGTCTCAGTATCGGTTGCATTTACTTCATTAACTATTGCATGTTCATAAGCTATATTTGGAATTTCTGGTGCATCAGGTAGTAGTAGTCTTTGTTCTATCATACTTTGTTCTATAATGTCTAGTTCGCGTGCGCGTTCTATAAAGTGTCCTATTAGTTGAATTGGTTCTAAATCTAATACATAATCTAATTCATGTATTAGTGGTTGTAATTGAAATAGTGGTACTATTTGTCGTTCTTGTTCTTCTTGTTCTTCTATAGAAGGATAATTTATATTAGTTATTACTGTCCTACAATTAGGACATCTTCCACCAGTGCTAGTCAATGAACGCCTTATACAATCTTTATGAAATCTATGTCCACAAGGTAATGCAATACGAACATCTTCAGTCAACGGTTCAAAACATATTGAACAATAATTAACTGTTGTACTAGTATTTTTTTCTCTATTTATTACTTTTCTAGTTTGTTTTCCCCGAACTTTTGACTGAATTTTACGACTTGCTTTTGACCTTAGCCTTTTTCTACTTCTAAACCGTTTTTGAATTTTTTTAGCCGCAGAGCTTCTTAAACGCGATGACCTACGTGTTTGAGAAGGCATACTTATATTATAATATATATATTATAATATATAAGACTATAAAAATATTAAACCAACTTGCTAATTTGCTTGATTTTACCATTTGTTAAAAATAGTGGAATAAGTTTCATAAGCATAGTCTTCATTACTCTTTGCATTAGTGTGGAGGATGTCAACTCTTGTAAACAGTGTATCCCACCATTCATAATATATATCATTATTAGAACGAGGAGGACCATATATTCTTTTTCTATCCTCAATTTCACGTTGAAGACTTATTACTGAGTTCGTAGTTTTGCCTTCTTTTTTATATTGAACGAAGAGTCTCCCCCTATTATTTTTTTGATTTAAAAAGTCTTCTTCTGCTTGAACGCGTTCTAATATAAGTTCTTGTTTGCGTTGTGCTACTTCTTTTTCTAAACGCACTACTCTTTTTTCTAGTTGTTTGTCTTCTTCAGAAGGAAGAAGATGTGAAACTATATGTGATACAAGTGATGGATTTCCTGGGTCAACAAATTCTTGTCCGTATGTTGTTATATGGACGTCATTTAATTTTTCTCTAAGTAAAAAAGAGATTTCGTCTTTTTTGCCTTTTGCATATCTTCTTGAGTTATGTTTTTTAACTAACTTTCTCTTTTTTCCAACTTTTCTTGTTTTTGCCATATTATAATATAATATAGTAAGATTATATTATAATGTACTGTAAATCTATTATTTTCCTTTTCTGCGCCATTTCAACGGGGGGGAAGGGAGAGCACTTGCATGCGGGGCTGCTTGAGATTTTAATTTGGCTAAAATTTCGGCGGTATTTGCTGTGAGCTCGGACAAGACGTTACCGGATGGCGGTGGAGCGGCACCCTGATTCAAAGCCAAGGGCAGTAGGTGGCGCCTAGTCAAATCCAGAGGTATATTGGCACTCCTTGTCGTGTTGGCGACGGAGGAAGTAGGAGCAACCAAGGCGTCAGGAGCTACAAAAGGATGGCTATAAACAACGGTGTTACCGGATGGAGGTGGAGCGGCATGCCGAGTCAAAAAAGGTGCAACCTTTTGCGCATGGGTCTTGACTTCATCGGAATAGTGTGCAGCTTTACTAGCTTCCTCAGCCCGGTACTTAGCCCAGTCCAGGGCGGCGTGCCATACGTTGGTTTTTCTTTCAGCCCAATCTGCGGCAAAGTGGGCGGCGCGTTGGGCGGCATCTACGACAGCTTTGTTTCCTTCACGCAGCTCGTGAAACATTTTTTTGCTTGGAACATTGGATTTTGCCCACTCGTCAGAACGCGCGGCGTCGGCTGCGATTCTTTCAGCATGTTCTTTGGCTTTTTTAGCATTTATGTATGCGGCTTGAGCCTCGGCTTTTGTTCTTTCAGCATGCGCCCTGGCTTGTATGGATGAGTGAAAGATGTCTTGAGCTTTATCCGCGGCGGCGCGAATGGAAGCGGCGAGAGCGTCTTTGGTGATTTGAGTAAAATCATATTTGGGGACAGGTGAGATGTCTATTTTTACTTCTCTAGATTTTTTTACACCTCCAACAATTATTCTTTTAGTTTTGCGTTGAGTTTGTCTTTTCCTAAATCTTTTTGAACGAGTCATATTATAATATTACAAAATATTTTATTATAAACTATTACTATAAAATATTTTATTATAATATATTATAATAGTATATAAGCATGGCTCTCAACAAATCAAATGTGCTAAAAAAAAATAGAAACATTAAGCAAAAAACAGATATAACGCAATTATTTAAGTTAATATACGAAAAAAAGAGTTTTTTTGCATTAATTTTAATAACTTTAGTAATTCAGCTTTACATTACTTATTATGTAAGTGAAAATTTTGATATAGAAAAAGACGAAGATACTAAAACATTCAACCCTAAACTTATTGCCGCATATATAACTGCCTTTATTATAATTTTAATTTTAGCTCTTATTACTATGCCACCAGAGTTAAAATTTATTTTATTTTCTCTCTTTTCTTGTGCATTTGGAGTAATTTTAGGATATAGAAAGTCACGCTATGATCCTAATACAATTAAAACAGCATATATAGGAACACTTAGTATTTTTGTTTCAATGTTTGCGTTTGGAGTAGCACTAATAGCAAGCAATATTAGATTAGGTTATATGTTTGGTCTAACTTTATTTTTTGCCCTATTATTTTTACTGATTATAAGCATTGTTCAGTTTTTTATTATTCAATCTTCTTTTCTTTACAAAATATTAGTAATATGTTCCTTAATGTTATTTTCTGTTTACATTGTATATGACACAAATAGTATATTACAACGCGATTATGGTGGAGATTTTATATCAGCATCATTAGATTACTATTTAGATATAATCAATATTTTTTCTAATTTATTAAGTACAAGTGAATTTGAGTAATAACTATTGCTATTGCTATTACAAGCCTATGGTGTTGGAATAAAGTTCCACCCCAAATCTAAACAAATCTTTTTCCATATTTGGTCTTGTTCTACACGCTTTTCTCTGTCTTTTAACATAGGAAAATAGGGTAAAAAATGTGTTTCATTTAATAATTCGCATAACTTATAAAGTGTATAATAATAATTCAAAAAATTAACGCGCTCTTTTGGGCAATATTTTGAATATGGTTTTTGCAATTCAATAAATAGATTACATAACGTTTCTTCTAATTCGGAACTCATTATTGGTGGTTTAATACCTAATTTATCTTTAATAAATGGTATATGTTCATAATATTTATTATAACCCAAATTCTTTAAAATTTCTTTTGTTTTATTATTTGTTAGCTCATGAATGCTAATGCGTTCTTTTTTGATTTTATATTTAATATTTTCAAACACTTCATCTGGAATATTTGTGCTTTCTTTTGCCTGAAATTGTGCCAATATTTCCTTTAAATGATTAATTCGTTTATAAGCATAAAAAGAAACTTCTTTAGGTGGTTCTTTATATGATGGTTTGTCAATTTCAATTAAATTTTTAATAATATTAGAGCAATTATTGCAAACCGAGATGCCATCAGATTCTACATAAACCATTTCTCCTCTATTACATACACTGCAAATATCAGAAGGATAAATAAAATTATCATAATTTAAATATAAATAATCAATATTGTTAAAATATTTGTCAATTGAATTTTTTGTGCTATTATTATTGTTATTATTATTGTTATTATTGCTATTATTGTCTTCATTATGTGAAGTAGAAAAGAATTTGTGTATGATGTCATTTTTATTTTGATTATTTTGATTATTTTGATTATTTTGATTATTTGATGATATATCACTAGTAGAAATATTTTTTTTATTTTCAAAATAGTCAAATATGTATTTTGAATTATTTAAATAATACTCATTCTTTTTTTTCTCAAGAGAATGAATTAAATTTTTATATTTTTTAATATTTTCAACAATTGTTTGTTTTTTTATGCTATTATTAGAATTTTGCAATAATGATTCTAATTTTTCTATACTTTTTAAATATTTAGGAATAATTACTTCCTCATTTTGTTTAAATAAATTACTTATTTCATTATGCTTACTATCTAATGTTGTTTTAATAATAGTTGCCTTTTTCATAGCTATTTATATTATAATAATATTATAATGTTTATTATAATATTGTTATAAAAGTTATTATAACTTTTTATAATAAAATAATTAATACAATTAATTAAATTAATTAAATTAATTAATTTAATTAAATTAATTATAAAAATTTTTTTTCTTTAGGAATATTATAAAAAAATGGCTGGTGGTTTAATGCAATTAGTCGCCTATGGCGCACAAGATGTTTATTTGACAGGAAATCCCCAAATTACTTTCTGGAAAGTTACATACAGACGTCATACCAACTTCGCGATGGAGTCTATTGAACAAACATTTAATGGACAAGCGGATTTTGGTCGCCGTGTTACTTGCACCATTTCAAGAAACGGTGATTTGGCCTATCGTACATATTTACAGTTAACTCTTCCTGAAATTGGTCAATCATTATCTGAACCCAAAGACAATGTATATGCTAGATGGTTAGATTTCCCTGGCGAGCAGCTAATTTCGCAAGTTGAAGTTGAAATTGGTGGTCAGCGTATTGACCGTCAATATGGTGACTGGATGCACATTTGGAATCAGCTCACATTATCCAAGGAACAAGAGCGTGGTTATTACAAGATGATTGGTAATACAACTCAATTAACATATGTATGCGACCCTACATTCGCTGCGGTTGATGGTCCTTGCTCTGCTGATGGTGTGCGCCAAGTTTGCGCTCCACGCAAAGCGCTACCAGAAACCACTTTATACATTCCACTACAATTCTGGTATTGCCGTAATCCCGGTTTAGCTCTACCTTTAATTGCGCTACAATATCACGAAGTTAAAATCAACTTAGACATTCGCAATATTGAAGAGTGCTTGTGGGCTGTATCCAGTTTAGATGGACAAGGCGCGAAAGTTAACAATGCGTATAAACAATCGTTAGCTGCTGCCTCGCTATTTGTTGATTACATTTTCTTAGATACAGATGAGCGCAGACGCATGGCGCAAAATCCACATGAATATTTAATTGAACAACTTCAATTCACTGGTGATGAGTCGGTTGGTTCATCGTCCAATAAAATTAAATTGAATTTAAATCATCCATGCAAAGAACTAATATGGGTTGTTCAGCCAGATGCCAATGTTGATTATTGTGCGTCATTAGTTGCTGGTTCGGCTCTAAATACATTATTAGGAGCTCAACCATTCAATTACACTGATGCGTTAGACGCTCTACCAAATGCGGTTCATGCGTTTGGTTCAAGAACAAATATTAGTGGCACAAATCAATTTATTAATGCTTCTGGTGCATTTGAAGACATGTGGGCAAATCAACTTTTACCAGCTACTGGTCAACCGGGTACAGCAACCACTTTCACTAGCCAGACTGGTGTAGCAACAGTAATTGGTCCAATTTCTGGCGGTGCTGTGGTAGGTGCGCTATCGGGAAGTAATGCAAACGGTCCTACAGGACCAAATAATAATGACGACTCGGGTGTATCTGATGCTGGCACTTTTGTTCTAGCTGAAACCGCGTTAGATATGCATTGCTGGGGTGAAAATCCAGTTGTAGTTGCCAAATTACAGCTTAACGGTCAAGACCGCTTTTCGGAGCGTGAAGGCACTTATTTTGACTTAGTTCAGCCATTCCAGCACCACACTCGTGCCCCAGACACCGGTATTAATGTCTACTCTTTTGCCCTAAGACCAGAAGAACATCAGCCATCTGGCACCTGCAATTTCTCGCGCATTGATAATGCTACCCTCCAATTAGTGCTATCAAATGCTACTGTTCAAGGTGTAAATACCGCCAAAGTCCGTGTATATGCGGTTAACTACAACGTTCTTCGTATTATGTCGGGTATGGGTGGTTTAGCATATTCCAATTAAATAGTTGTTATAATTTATAGTTGTTATAATTTTTTTTAAAGTCAAATAAGACAAATTTTACAAATAATATTATTCTAATAATAATATTATTCTAATAATAATAATATTATTTTACTATATTAGTATTACTTCTAATGCAAATAATTAGTGTAAAAAATAGTTTTTATTTTACATATGTATTTTTGATTACTACAGGTGTAATTACATTTATTGAAGCATTAAGAAACCCGATTCCACAAATTCGCCATATTATGAATTTAGAAACTTGCATCTCAATTATTGCTGGTTATTTTTATGGAGTATTTATAGATTTATTAAATAAATCAGAAGAAAAAAGTGTATTAACACAAGAAACACAAATAACACAAAAAACACAGCTAACGCAAAAAACACAAATAACAAATGAAATTAAAAAAACAGCAGAAAAAGACACTGAACCAATAAATACTCCAGAATCTGAACTAAAGTTACCAATAGAGAAAATAAATGATATGCGCTATTCTGATTGGATAATAAGTACACCGCTTATGTTATTAGTACTATCTCTTGTTTTAGGTTACGAAAATAAAGTAGATGTACATTTTTTACCATTTTCACTCGTCTTATTTTTCAATTTTTTAATGTTGGGTTTTGGATATATTGGAGAAATAAACTTATTAAATAGAACATTTGCAAATTTTATAGGGTTCATATTTTTCTTTTTAACTTACGGAACAATTTGGAAACAATTTATGACTGGCTCTAAAGTAACAAAGCAATCCAAAATGATATTTTGGCTATATTTAGGACTATGGTCTTTATATGGAGTATTTTATCAGACAAGTGAAACAACTAAAATGATTGGTTATAATATGCTTGATTTATTAGCAAAAGCATTTATAGGAATATTCTTTTGGTTATATTTAACAAAAATAGTAAAGTTTTAATAAAATGGATTTTTGGCTTCAATTAACCACTGAATACACTTAGTATCTAAAACTCTTGTATTATTAAAATGTTGTTTTACTAATTCAAGAATATTTACGCTACGTGGTCCGCATGGGTCACATTTATAGACTTCATCAACAATACCTATATACACTAATCCATCTGGATTTAATAGTTCTTTAATTTTAACCATTACATTATTATATTGTAAATAAGGCATATTCCATAAGAAGCATGTAATTACATCAAATTGTTTAGAATTATCCATTGTTAATAAATCTTGCTTCAAAAGTGTAATTTTTTTATTAACCCACATCTCATGAAAACGCAAAGAATCTATATCAATACCTAATACACTTGACGCGCCAATTTTTACTAAATTTTCACAATTTGCTCCATTTCTTGTTCCAATATCTAAGCAACTTTTATTAATAAAATTACAACTGTTTTTCAATAATTGATTGTAAACATCATTAGCATAATAATCATTAATCATTTGTTTTTTATAATTTTATTATATTTATTATAAAATAAGTAAAAAAATTTATATTATCAATTTTTTAAGCAACTTGATTTATGCTTTATGCTTTATGCTTTATGCTTTATGCTTTACCACAATGCATTATAATAAATTTCACTAATTACTTCTATTAATTCATTTGCTAATTTGTTTTCATCAATATCAAAGAAGCAGTGTATTTTATCAAGAATTAGCGATGCTTTATCGTCCGGACATAGTTCTTTATCTCCTGGTTCGCGCATTAATGTATTATATACATAAGTTATTACAGGAATGTCGTCACAAGACATTCTAACTTGTTTTATATGTTCAATATAATCTTGAACGAATGGCAACTCTATAGCAAATGTTACATCACTAAATATGTGAGGTTCTAATGCCGTCCTATATTTCAAATATTCAATAATTAAATTTTTATTAGCATAAGCATCACAAATAGTTTGTGCACATATATTTTTAAATTTATTTTCTATAAATGAACCTGTTGATAGTTCAATATTAAGATGGGGTTCATAATTAGTTTTTTCAATTAGCATTTGCTGTTTTAGCATTTTATAGTATATTTTTTATAGTATATATTATATTTTTGATTATTTAATATAAATAATCAATTTTATTTAATGTAAATCATGTTTTTTAAAAAAACATTATTAATAATAGTATATACAAATATAAAACATATATAAAAAAAATTGATTTAAAAATAATTTATTAAATTATATTAAAACACTACTATTATGGCATCATTTATTCAAGAAGTTGTCGCTATTATTGACCGGTCGGGTTCTATGTGTGGCAAAGAAGCAGATACTGTTGGTGGTATTAATTCAACATTAGACATTATTAGACAAGATTTAAAACCAGGTGAGCGTGTAAATGTGTCAATTAAGTTATTTGACCACGAAGAGACTATGTTAATTAGGTCATTAAATATTGAAGATGTGCGGCCTCTTGAACTAAGGCAATTTGTTCCACGTGGTCAAACCGCATTATATGATGCTATTGGTTCAAGTCTTACTTATTTCATGGAAAAGAAACTACATAATCCAAACAGTTATACTAAGTGTTTGATTTATGTTGCTACTGATGGTTGTGAAAATTGTAGTAAACAATTTAACGCACTAACATTAAAAAAGCTAATTACTAGCGCACAAGAATCATATAACATTGAACTAATGTATTTGGGTGCAAATCAAGACGCAATTCTAGAAGCAGCTAAAATTGGTATTGAAGAAGGTCACGCTATTAATTATAGTGAAACAAAGGACGAATGTCAAGCAGTATATAGGTCTCTTGGTAATGTTGTAAATAGGCAAAGGAGCTGTGCGCCAACAGCATTTACACAAGTAGAACGTAGCCAATCATACCAACCAAGTACACCACCAACAACTAGTCGTTCCAATGAACCACCACCGTTAAGGCGTCAATCAGGCGTCAATTAAGCCTAAGACATGTATTGAATTAACCGCAATTTAGAGTAAAAAATCAAAAAAAAGCATGAAATATAAAGCATAAAGCATAAAAGTCTATTTTTTTTATAAAATAGTGTGTGGCTATTTTATAAAAACTATACATTGGGTGGGGTTCGAACCCACGAGGCCGAAGCCATGCGAACTTGAGTCGCACCCCTTAGACCACTCGGGCACCAATGCTTAAAAATTAATAGACAAATGTCTATTACTATTGATATTAGTACTGTTGTCTTTATATTGTTTCACTTTATAATATAATTTGTCTTTGTATATAGTTATTAATATTATAGGCAAGCGGAGCATATAATATGGAACTTATATTTGCTAAATATAACTTAATTTGTTTTTCTTTTTCTAATGAAACATAAACATAGGCAATATCAAATGTTCCGTATGTTGCCCAATAACACCATGCTAAATTAGTTAAACATGCCATTAATGAATGATATAATGTAACGCTATTAGGTATATAAATGTTAACATATAAAAATGGTAAATTATGTAAAATCATATTTCCAATATGAAAAATAGGGAGCGAAAGTCTTTTTCTAATAGCCATTCTCTTAAACGTTGTACTGTCTACTAAATAAGCTCCATTAAATGTGAAAAAAATCATATAATTCCAACAATAACTTATACTATATAAATAATTATAATCTATATAATTGTTATATGGTTTAAAATAACATAAAATAAATAAAGCTAAGTTTATATTTGTAAAAGGAATAACGTGTTCTCTAATAATAAACTCCATTTTCAAATCTTAATTAATAATTGTGAGTAATAACTATTTAAATACTATTGTTTAATAATTATTTGCTATAAAGTTTTCTTTAAATTTATTTTTATATAATATATAATGCCAACAAGACAAGCACCACAAGAAAGTGCAAATGACTTTTCAATAGGAACAAAGAAACGAGGCAATGATGGCAATATATGGATAATAATACAAACAAAAACCAGCAAGAGGTGGTCTAAAGTAAATGAAACAAAAAAGACAAAAAAAACAAATAATAAAGGAAAGAATAAAAATAAAAATAAAACAAAAACTAAAAAAAGCAAAAAAAACGACATCACATCAGATAAATTAAGACAATTATTAAAAAAATATAATGCATCATTTAGTGGTTCGAAAGAAACTATGGCTCAAGGTTTATTTAGATTGCGCCATGCAACTATTGAAACCTCTGATTTAGAAGTAATTTATAATTTATTAGATAAAGCCCAACAAAAAAAAGCAACACAACTCATAGAGGATAGAACTAGTAAACCAATTACTAATTATAGGGGAATGTATGAACCATTAAAAAAACCAATAAGTTCAATGACACGAGAAGAGTTAATAAAAAATTTACAAAAATTTAGAGACAGTTGGGAAAAAATTACTACACGAGATCAAGATTTATCAGATGAACGTTTAAATAGTGAACCAACACAGAGACTACGTAATCAAATTAAATTTTATTATAGTGATGATGCAAAACTTTTAGCCGAAGAATGGTTACGTAATTACGTATAATTTTCTGAATTTTATGTAAATAAAATTGAAATCTATTTAAAATAGTTTATACTAAATAATAATTAATACAATGCCACCTCTTATACTCTCTATTGATGGAAATATTGGTTCTGGTAAATCTAGTGTTATGCGTTATTTGGAAAAAAACCTTGCTAATTATTGCACTTCAAAAGGTAACACTTGTAAAATCTGCTTTTTGCAAGAACCAGTTTCTAGTTGGGAATCAATTGGAGATGCAAACGGAAAAAGTATTATTACGCACTTTTATGAAAATAATGAGCGCTACAGTTTTGCGTTTCAAGTAATGGCATATACTAGTCGTTTGTCTGTGCTAAAGGAAGCATTAAAAGGAGATTATGACATTATTATTAGTGAGCGCTCCGTTTATACAGACAAATTTGTATTTGCAAAAAGTCTATATGAGGCTAATAAAATGAGTCTTATTGAATATATAATTTATTTAAATTTGTTTAAAGAGTTTCAAACTATTTTTCAAGATTTAAAAATAGTTTATATTAGAACATCTCCTGAGATTTGCGATTTGCGTGTGCAACAGCGGGGTCGTCTGGGAGAAACTATACCTATTGAATATTTAAAAGATTGTCATCATTATCATGATGTATGGTTAAATAACCAAGAAGCAATTGAACAAAGGTTAGTATTAGTCATTAATGGAAATGAAGAAACAAATACAAGCCAATTTATAGACAATAATTTTTACGATGAAGTAACAAGAAAAGTGTATGATTTTATTACGCTATAGTATAATGTAATAAAATCATCTCATAAACTTTAAGCAATAAGTTATACATTAGGTTAGACTAATTTAATATTTTTTTATAATATTATATTATAAATGCCATCACCACCAAATTTTTCTGATAGACTATCTACATTTAATGCCTCAAGAACATTAATGGATTCATTTAATGCGTCACCGTTATCATTAAATAGCAAAAGTAAAAAAAATAGAGTTGCTACCAAAATTCAATCAGCTTTTAGAGGACGTAGAACGCGACGACAATTAACAGCCAAAAAACAAAAACAACAAAAACAACAAAAACAACAAGCACTAACACACAAACAAATAGAAGACGAAGCAGAGCGTCTCTTTGGCAAAGCTAATAAATCAAAAGCAAAACAAGCTATTATAGACATGGGGCGCGACGTAGACCAAGAACGTATTGAATATATGATTGGTGAATTATTTATTGACCTAAAGAGAGATAACCCCAAGAAATACGCATGGTGGATAGAAAAAGCTAAAAAAAAGTTGTCAAAGTAAATACTATTTATAATTTAAAAAATTATAAAATGTTATTTAGCATAATTTTATAATTTTGTAATTTTATAATATTATGCTATATTATAAATGCCATCACCGCCATCTTTATCTAGACTACCCACATTTAATGCCTCAAGAACACTAATGGATTCATTTAATGCGTCACCACTATCACTAAATAACAAAAATAAAAAAAATAGAGTTGCTACCAAAATACAAGCGTTATTTAGAGGACATAATACAAGACGGAAAGTCAAAGCCTCAAAGAAAAAAAAACAGTCCCGCATTCGACGAGAATTATCAAAACTAGGTGCCCCCATGTTAGACCTTGGAAGACTATTATCATCTAGTGGTCGCACACTACGTAGCAATCGTAAATACTAATTATTATTAACATTAAGTTTTTTATTCCTCATTTTTGTCATATAACTTAACGTACTAAGTAATTCTTGCTTATTATCTGATATTAAAAATTCATTAGACTTTGTAATTAGTCTAATATTTCTATATTTAGAATTACTCCAAATACGCTCTAATGTAAAATTGTAATCTTTACATACAAATGTGTTTCTTTCTTCACCACTATTCATAAATTTAATATAAGCGTCATGTTCTTCTTGATTAGCTTCAGAAACTGTTGGAATAGTAGAGTTAGTATTGTGCATTTGAGATGTAATATAAATTTCGGTCATATTTAACTAGTTTATATTGTATTTTATAATATAAAATATTTAATACTAATCAATTTTTTATACACGTTTATGCTTTTGCTAATTCTAGAAATGTTATTAATTTGTTACACTTTTAAAAAATTGAAGTGATTTTTCATAGCTAAATCTAATAGCCTGGAAAAAAAGGCAAATACAAAAGTAAAGACAAAAACTACTATGATGTCTGTTAATATTGTTGATTCTACGTTTACGAAGACAGAATTAGTTAAGCCAGTGCGCTATCCGACTGGCTATAGCTTGTTCTGCACTCATACACGCGAGCAAGGCATTTGTCAAAAGCGTTGGCGAGCAATGGACGTTTCAGAACGGGAAATGTGGAATACAAAGGCAGCAGTTATTAAAGATGCTATGATTAATGGTGTTCCGATTCCTTTGTATGTGTTGCCGCATAAGTCCAAGAATAATGATGAAGCACAACTGCTAGCATGTGAAGGCGAAGTTTGGCGAGTTATGTCATGGTGGCGTAAGACAGAAAAGACTAAGCCTGTTATTCTTAACAAGATGCCCAAAGGTATG